GGGCAGCTACGAGCATGGGCTCCCTACAGGCGAGAGCGGCCCATCGTGCCCGCGTTCATGCCCCTCTCGACCTGCTTGGGCTTCTTGATCCGCGCCTGACGCTCGCGCCGCTGCGAGGCGAGACGCTCCTGCATGGCCTCACGCTGCGCGGCCTGCTCGGCCTCGTAGCGCGCCTGGTTGGCAACCCCGTACCTGGCCTGGCGCTTGAAGCGCGCGAGGCCGCCCTTCTGCGTGCGCATGGGGAGCCCTACGCCTTCTCGCGGAAGCCCATCGAGCTCATGGGCCCGCTCGGGCCGCGCCAGCCGGGCCCGCCCGAGTTGCCCACCGACTCGCCGAAGTGGCGGGTCGAGCCGCGTGCGCCGCCGGAGCTCGAGCGGGGCTTGCCATTCCCGTAGGAGAGCGCGCCGCTCTTCTTGATCGTGCCGCCCCCCACGGTGGACGGCTTCCCTCCGGCGTTGCGCCGGAACGAGGTGCCTTCGGCGCTCTTCGGAATCTTGATGCCGGGGAGGTTCTTCTTCATCGTCGGTGGCCCTGGAACCCAGTTCTTCTCGTGTGCCATGGCGGACCTTTCCGCGGGAGGGAGGAGGTGAGGGGCCCAGCCGTATCCGGTGTGGAAGAGTCGGCCGGGCCTTGGAGATTGCCTGGGCCAGTCTGCGCCCTGGGCCCTCGGGCTTCAATGGCTCAGGGGGTGCCGTAGAAGACCGGTGCGGACCCGGGGTTGGGCCAGAACTCGGCCGCCACGAGGGCCTCGTGGAGACGAGCCTGGGCGGTCTGGATGGCAGCCTGGATCGCGTCGGGCTCGGGCCAGATCTCGATGGCTTGCCCCTCGAGGTCGAGGTAGAGCCCCACCCAGACCTCGGCCTGGAAGGCCTGGAGGCCCGGGTTCGAGTAGACCGGGACGCGCACCACGAAGCGCTCCGGAATCTTGTCGGCCTGCTGGACGACAGCCTCCACGGAACGGCCGAGCGACTCCTTGCCGTGCTCGACGACTGAGGCGCCCGCGTTCGTGCGGGTGAAGTTGACGCGCCGGATGGCGTCCACCACCGGAAAGGGCGCGGACGATCCAAGGCCGCGCTGGAGAGCTTTCACGATCGCGCGCGGAGAGCCTGACCGGTAATCCGTGTCCATGAGCCAGGAGAATCTCTGGCTGAAAAACAGGGGCATGCAGATCTGCTCGTGTCGTTGCGTGCGATCGAGTAGGACAATCACGGCGTTGGCGGTGTGGTAGACCTCCGGATCTTGGGCGATGGCCCGATCCACGAGCGCTGCGATGAGATCCTCGAGGCTGTCGATCTTCGCGTGGCGTGGCGTGGGCTCGCGCTCGAACTCCCTGACCTCGCCTCCCGGGCTGCGGACGAACACCTTGCGCGGAAGCTCGGGAATGCGCAGCACCTCGAGCTGAGCGATGTTGGGGGCAAGCGAGACGATCTTCGCGATGGCTTCAGCGAGCATCGGCCACCTCCTTCTCGGGCACAGCCTGGAGCTCGGGGCCGTCGATGGTCATCTGACGTGCGTCGTCAGGCGAGAGCTCGTTGAGCCACAGGCCCTGACGAGCCGCGCTCATGTGGTAGACCTTGGAGGAGCGCACCGGGCGCTGGTCCTTCACCTGGAGCTGTAGGAGGCACTCGACTAGCGCGCCCTCCTCATCAGCGACGGGCACGATCTTCGCCTCCAACGTCACGGTCCGATCCTTCTTGAGCATCGGCCGATCTCGGCAGTCGTCCTCGCAGCGCTTCAGGGCTTGCTCGAACGCTTCTCGGATTCGGCCGTCGTCCATCTTGACGAGGGCCTCGAGGCAGAGCTTTTCCAGAGCCATTGGTCAGAATCTCCTTCAGGGTATGGGATAGGAAACGAGCGAGCGCGCAGTCTGACCGCGCGCTCGCTTTGCGGAAAGGGCCTACCCGGCTGTTTACCGCGGGTTCGCGGCGACAGCAGCGGCCAGAGCGTTCCGACTCTCCTCGAGCTCGACCTCGAGCTGTCGGAAGGGCTCGAGCTCAGCCTCGGTGGCGCCGTTCACGAGTGCGGCCGTAATGGCGTCGGCGATGCGCTGGGCGAAGCCGTTGATGAGCTCGGTCGCCGAGGCCATCACGCCACGGGTCTGGGTGATTTCCTCGGCGAGGACGGAGAGGAGGGGGCTGGTCATGATGGGATCTTTCCTTTCGGGACAGGTCGGCGGGTTGAACGGTTGGCCTTACGGATGGCGAGCTCGAGCAGGATCCGAGAGCCGCGAAGTTCTCCGGCGAGAACCGCGAGCTCGGCCTTCAGGAGCGCCACCTGGGCTGGCGTGAGCCCGCCCATGAGCGTGCGCTCGATCCCGGAGAGGCGCGCTTCGAGCGCCATCCAGAAGGCGGGGTCACAGCAGCAGGGCGGGTGCTCCATGCGCCAAGGAGATCACCTGGCGCGCTCGATCTCAATCCCCTGGGCCCCCGCCAGACGCTGGATGCGAGCGAGCGCCCACCTCTTCCAACGGACATCCGGCCTGTTCCAGTCCCTGGATCCGAAGACGCGCACGCGCTTCGCCCCGAGGTTCTCGAGCGCGAAGGCGAGCGAGAGGAAGAAGGCGTCCGCCGCTCGAGGCACGTTGCCTGGCCCCATGACCGCGTTGGGCTTCAGCGGGACGAAAGGGATGCACGCGGCCTTGAAGGCGGGCGCGCTCTCCAGGGGCCCCCAGACGTTGAGCCCGGGCGGGAACCTGCCCACCTGGCTGGCGACCGTATCAGTCGCCCAGACCTCGGCCCGATTCTGTTTCGTCCAGGCGATGGCGCCATTGACGACCACGGTGACCGCTCCAGGAAGGAGCTCGCGGCGTGGTGTCGCGAGGCCTCGCTTCGTGGGGAGCAAAAAGTTCCAACGGTCGGCGCCAGGCTGGTACACGTCGGCCTTCTTGCGGGGCGGGCTTCCCTTCACGGCCTGCGCTCCAGCCAGTGCGTGGCGCTGGGCTTCGTCTGAATCGCGGATACGTGCTGCCATGGTGTGAGCTGGCGCAGGGCCTCTCGCATTCGCAGGCTCATGCGCGGCCTCTCCTGCGCCCGCGTCGATTTGCTTCCACCTGACATGTCCGGCATACCCGTTGACCTCGCGGGTGAATATAGGTGTTCTCTGGGTTGAAAGGGTGCCCCTTCCGGCATTCCCGCTTGCGCGCGGCGAGCGCGCCAACACCATAGCCGCGGAGCGCATTCACTCGGTGAGTAACTGGCTCCATGTGCCACGGATTCACGCAAGCGCGCTGACGGCAGAGGTGATCGAGTTCGAGGTCGTCAGGAATGGGGCCGATCAGCTCCTTGTAGATCGGGCGATGCGCTTCCACCTGACGGCCACGGATCTCGATGATGGCATAGCCTGTTGTCGGGTGAGGTTTCCGCGGTAGGAACATGCACTCAGTGCTGTGCCCCATATCGAATGGTTCCGCGCGCTCCCAGTGCTCCCGCGGGGAGATCGTGCGGGCCTTAGCGGCTGCGTCTCTTGCGGCGGTCCATTCGCGCGAGGTCATAGGCGTTTTCGGAGAGGATCCGGTCAGGGTCCTGAAGAAGTCTGATAGGTTCGGGCTTCCGCTTCGACAAATCCTTTTTCCAAGCCTCCAAGAGGAGATACCCTAGCGCATCACAGCCGTGATTTGGGCAGGCGGGATCCTCTTCTTCGAACTGGACGTCACCGCGCTCCGTCTCGCGTGGCGTCTTGATGACGAGGCCCACGATCTCCTGCTCCAGCGAGATCGGGAGCTTCTGATCGAGCAGGGCCGGGTCTGGCTTGCAGCGCAAGGCATCCCGCCCGAACACGAGGCTCGGGAAGCCATCGGAGATGCGTGGCCGCAGGGCTTCCCGGACCGCGTTCAGCATCGTGAGCTTCCGTCTCGGCTTCTGGACGGGCTTGGCGATCCGGGGGACCCCTCGCTTCTGCAGGTGGTCGTTGAGCCTCTCGATAGCACCAGGGCCGGTAGAGCTCCCGTCCGCTGAGTCGCACGCCAGGAACCGCATGCGATAGACGGACCAGAGGTCCGCCACCCACTCTGCCCACCACTCGAGGTCCTTCTTCGTGTGGTAGACCTCAGCCACGCGCACGCAGCGCCGCTCGGCATCGAAGCCCCCAATCTCGATGGCGCCCGGGCTGGTGTGCCCGAAGTCCATGCCGCCCGCGAACCAGGTGAGCTCGGTCGACCACTGGAGCGACGTGAATTGGCAGGTGACCGTCTCGCCGCGGATGGGCTTCCCGAAGGCGTCCCGCGGCCACAGGAGCCGGATCGCCTGCAGGTGCACGAAGGGGTTGTAGCCGCCGTAGACGAGTCCGGAGGCCGTCCTCCACAGGCCCTTGAAGAGCCTGTCGTGCATGTGCCCGACCATCTGCTGGTCGAGCCGCTTGATGTACTCGGGCGTGATGGCGGGATTGTCCTTGTGCCACGAGAGGATCCGCTCGCGCCCACCCTGGCGAACCCGCCTGAGCCCGTGGGGCATGGGGTCAGGGAAGCGCCTGTGCGCCCAGTGGAACTCGGCATCGGGGTTGGCGTCCCCGATCAGGAGATGCCAGCCAGGCCCGCCAGGACGGCGGAGCGCGCGGTGGAGCGACATCCACTCAGCTTCGGTGAGCTCGGTCATCTCGTTGACGTAGACGATGTGGTACTGCGTCGAGAAGAGCCGCCGGCCCTGGTCCATGCCACCCAGCACGAGCTCGCCGCCGTCCTGGTGCACGTACCTCGAGCGGTGCTCGCGCGTGCGGTCTCCGATGGCGTAGTGCCCGAAGCCGAGCACCTCGGTCTCGAAGGTGTCGAGGAAGGAGTCGTTGAGCGAGACGCGCGTCTTGCGCAGCACGAGCACCTTCGCGTTCGACCAGCGATCGAGGAAGCCCCAGAGAAAACAGCCAACTCCTAACGACTTTCCGGTGTTGTGCGACCACAGGCCGTCACCAAGATAGTGCTCGGCTCCCGGGACGTGGAGGTCATAGTAGAAGTCGTTGCGCTCGAAACGGACGGACCGTACCCTGTCCCACAGGACCGATGCCTCCTCGGGCAACAGCCGCGTGCGCGCGTAATCACGAGCTTGTAGCGCGGATGGCGCGAGAAGGCGCCACCCTGGAGGCGATCGGCCGTCGCGTCGGGACCAACAAGCGGATCGTCCGTGAGTACGTAGAGCGCCACGCGCTCCCACGTCCAGGCTGGCGGCGTGCGCCTCCTGGAGCACACCCGATGGCGCGGCCGGTCGCTGGGTATTTGAATCCGGCGTGGCGTGGAGGCCGCATGCAGGACAAGGACGGCTATTGGCTCGTGCTGATGCCGGACCACCCTCAGGCAAATCGGCATGGCTACGTGCGCGAGCATCGGCTCCTGATGGAGAAGAAGCTCGGGCGCTTCCTGACGCGACGAGAGGTCGTCGATCACCGGAACGGCAAGAGCTGGGACAACCGGCTGTCGAATCTGCGGTTGTTCTCGACGAACGGGGAGCACCTTCGAGCGACGACGACAGGAGTTCCATGCCCGGCGAGAGCGAATCGGTACGGATCCACCCCGCGCGGGAAAGGAAAAGGTGGTCGCCCGTTGCCAGGCAAGACGCGCCTCCGGCGAGCTCGACGCGGTAGAGCCTCGCGAAGCCCTTGACAAAAGGCGCGTGCGCGCGCACCGGGCCGTGAAGCGTGGACACCCACGGTCGCTCTTGCGCACGCTGAAGCTCGTCGATGCGCCGGCCCTCGCCAGCGATCGGATCCCAGAGCTCCGTCTCGCCGGCAACGCATCCAGCGGGCCCGACGATCATGCACTCCTCGGGCGGGATCTCCTTCCCTTCCAGCCAACTCGCCAGCACCACCGCTGCTCCGTGCGCGTGATACCTCTCGGAGGGCGGCGGGGCGGCCTTCATTCCTCGCCGTGTTCGGCCGCGGTGCGCCTGCCTATCACCTTCTCAGCCGCTTCCCTCTGCCTTGGCAGTAGCGCGCGCTCATGCTGGTACACGCGCTCACTACATTCCTCGAGGAGCTCCTGCTCCCAGCGGAAGGCGAGCTCGAGAAGCTCGAGCCCGTGCACGAGCTCCCGGTCACTCTGGAACTCTCGGCTCTCCGCCCTCCGCGTCTGCATCTGCTTGAGGGTCAGCTGCCTCGAGCTCGGGGTCTCCGTCCTTCTTCTCTTCCCACTCGGTGAACTCAAGGCTGGGGTCCTCGTTGTGAACGATGATGACTTGGCGGTGTGTCAGCCCACCGGAATGCTGGAGCCTGCGTAGCTTGGCGAAGCGCTCGCTGAAGCGGTGCTCGAGGATCCAAGCTGCAGCGCGCCAGTCCTTCTGCTTTGTGGTCTCGCTCTCGTGCCAGCCCCTGGAGTTGTTCTTCCCGCCCTTCACGTTCATCTCGCGCTCGATGGTCGAGCCTTGCGCGCACTCCACCACGATCGCGAGCGCCAGCATCTCGGCGGCGGATTCGCCTCGGTCGATCGCCTCGAGGAGCGGCTGGTAGAGCGGGTCTCCCCGATACCCCATGTCCTTCCAACCCTCAAAGACCTTCCAGGGGATGCCAGCCGCCTTGCAGGCGGTCTGGAAGTGGTTGCCCCCCGCCAGCACCTTCTCCAGCATCGTGAGCTGGTACT